CGGGGTTCTTCGAGAGCCGTACCCGGGCGCGCAATTTCTTGTCGTCATCGAGCCATGCGTCCTCGATCACGCCGATTTGCGTCCAGCGATCGTGCATGTCGAGGAACGGCGCGCCGGACTTGAGTCGAGCCAAATTGACCGAGGCAGACGAGTGGTCGAGGATCTCCATGCCGAACCAGCGGCGGACGGGGAACTCGCTCGAAACTGCCACCTCAACGGTGCGCTTCTCTTCGTCCAGCGTGGACAGGTCGACCAGCATCGAGCGATGCAGCGGTTTGCCTTCCAACTGGCGCAACAAAATCGCCGGCGACGCATCGCTCGCCGGGGTTGTCGGTTTGGGCATTATTTTTCCTCGGTGTTGGGGGCCGGCGCCGCAGCACCGAGCAATTTCAGCGAGCGCAAGTGCTCCTCCTCTCGGGCCATTTCCGCGAAGACCTCGTCGGGATCACGACCGCTTTGGCGGATGTACTCGCTTCGGGTTTTCGTGCGGTTGCCGATCGACTCAGTGGCCGACTTCGAGTCTTTGCTCGGGTCCACCCAATCCCAGCCGCGCGGAGCCCACTCGATTTCCTTGTAGCGATCAAAGTCGCGCGGAGAGAGCGGCAGACGGCCAGACAGGAGGGCCATTTCTAGCCACGCCTTGCCGACGAAATTCATCAGCTCGCTAATGACAAATTGCTGAGTGACCTTGTAGAAGTCGCGTTCATCGAGCTCGCCTGCTCGCAGCGCCGAGAAGTTCACACCCTCGAGATCCTGCGCGAGCTTGTTGTAGCCAGGGCCCAAACCCGCCGCGATACCGCGCAAACCCGCCTTGGTGAACGGCGCAAAGTTCGTCGAGGGATGGTTGTTATTGAAGGCTTTCCACGTCACGCCATACGGCAAAAGCTTGTTGGTGCCCGCCTCGACCACCTCCTCGATCTCCGCGTCGGCCTCGTCATCCGCCGGCGGCTCGAGAAATTCCGCGTTCTGCTCATAGACGCCGGTGATCTTGGCGCCCTGCTCCGCTGCCACCATTTCAGAGTTGCGGTATTCGCCGAGGTGATGCAGCTCGAGGGCCGAGGCATGCGTCCACGTAAAGCCGCGCGACTGGTGCGGGCGCCACGGATCGAACGTGTGACGGAGCTCCTCGACAGGGATGCGCTGATATTTCTCCTCAGGCGGGCCGCGAAACACGTCGCCCGGGTGATCGCGCAGCAGCCAATAGGCGACAGGCGCCTCCCATTCATCACGCTCGACACCCATGCGAATGCGATTGCCGTTGTCGAGCAGCTCATTCAGGTTCACGTCGAGGCGATCGGCCTCGAGGATCTGCACTGCAAATCGGTGATCGTTGCGAAAGCCCTTAACGATCCGGACCAGCACCTCGCCATCACGGGCCAGCGTCTCGACCCAGAGGTTTTGGAACGTGGTAAACGAATAGCTGCGCGTTACATCGCAGTTTCCGCGCTGACACCACTCCCAATACTCCGCCTCGATCAGCTTGCGGGTTTTGCGATCGGGCTCGCCGGCGGCGTCTACCGCCTTCGACATGAGCCCGATCCCGAAGGGACCAATGACGTTTTGCTTTAGCAGACGGTAAAAACGCTTTGCGTAGCCGTTGTTTATCGACTGCTCGCGCGCCCTGGCTGTAAGCGTGGCGTGATCGGCATAAACCAACTGATTTGCATCAGCCGTCGACAGCCGGCGCGACCAGCTTTGCGTTAGCCGTGAGTTTCTGGCCATCTGGAAATTACGGGCCGCACTGACTTGCGCGGCCCTGCCCGGATCGTCGGGCAGCGTTGGTTCTGCACGCTCAGGCGCGGGCGCCCGGGCAGCGCGTCGGAATAGGCGCATGCCTTACATCCTCGTTTTGACGACCCTCCCGAACGGAGAGCCCCGGCGTTGTTCGGTCCGGACCTCCCGCGCATACCGCACACGCAAGGCCTCGAGCCGCTCGATCGGAATCCGGTCGAGCCGCATACCGTCGATTTCGTAGCTCTGCTGATCCTTCGGGATTCGCTTCTCGAGGGCCGCTTCAACGAGATCGAGCACTCGCCGGGCATGACTGCGAACGTCCGCACCGGCAAGGCCCTGCCAGTCCGCAACAACCGTCGTTTCGCCGAACCCGAGGGTTTGGCGATCGTCGTCGCGCGTTACATAGCAGGCCCAGCGATAGAGGCCCGCCGGGTATTGCGCCGTTACGGACGCAGGAATCGCGACCTGATAAGGCGAACCCGGCGAGGCTGTTACGTCGAACTGACCCGGGCCGCGAAATGCGTAGCTCAGGACCCAGCCGGCGGAGGACGGATAAGCAGCCGCCTCTCTCGCCCATGCGACAGAGTCGCCAGCGTTTAGCGTTTTTGGTTCCACGGGAGGGGTTACCCCTTGTTGACTTTGAAGCGCGAACGCTTGACCGGCGCCGCCGGAGCGACGGGCACCGGTGCCGCAGGGGCAACCGAAACCGCCGGTACCGCGATAGCGCCCGATTGATCTGCAGGTTCCGCCTGCTCCGCATCAGACTCGCCCCGGATCGCAGCCTTGAGCTGAGCCAGGGTCAGAGAGCCCGCCTTGACGCGCTGCAACTTGTCGCGCAGCGCCATGACGTATTGCATCGCCTCGCAGTCGAGGTAATGGTTTTCGCCGACTTGAGCAAAACACCCCTCGGCCTCCCGCCATTCCTCGCCTACCAACTGCTTGCAATAGTCGTCGGTAACTTGCTGGTGAACGATCCACCAACCCGGGCGCGTATCTGGCCGACCAAATCGGCTATGCACCCAGCGCTTGGCCAGCGGCGAATCGAATACCCAGCGGGCATCCCCTCGCTTGCGAACCTTGCCCTGTTTGCTGACTTCGACGAGCTCCTTTTTGAAGGGCTTGTCGAGGCGATCGCGACCACGCAGCGCAACGGCTTTGCCCTTGTGCTCGTTGATAAAGCGATAAACCTGATCGTCTCGATACCCGATGTCGATGCCGGTCTGATCGATCGGGACACCGCCGTATTCGGTATCTATCAGATCGCCGAGCAGGTCCCATACCTCGTCCTGATCGGTGTCTCCCCACAGCTCGCCATGCTCAACCAAGGCCGAGGCCAGTCCCGCATACCATGCGCGAATGACGTAAACGAGGCGGTTTTTCTGCACGTCGATCGTGCAGTAAATTTTCCGAGGAGGGAGAATCAGCTCTCCCTCAGCGTATCCGTAACGCATGCCCTTGATCTCCTCCCAGCTCGGCGCGTCGCCCGCCTCGGCGTAGCACTCACCGAAACCGGTATTCATCACGCCTTGCATGGTGGCCGGGTCGCCCGACACCTGAGCGCTCAGCAGCTTTTTGGCAAGGAAGCCAAACGACTTTTTGGCGGCGAAGCTGAACAGGCCCGAGATCCAGATCGAGTAATGTGTAAACCCGGCTGTTTCTGCGACGCCCTCGATCTCGCCCTTTTTGTTGACTGATTCGCCTGGAGCCACTGCAACGCCCCGGGCGTTCATCCATTGCCGCCATTTGTCCTCGATCATGCAGCCCCGATTAGGGCAGACAAGCCGGGCATTTTTTTCGGCCTCGTCCGGCGAACACTCCTCCGCAGAGCCCTTGCCGGGCCACCACAGCAAGTCATGCCACGGGATGAAGTACTCGCCGCAATCAGGGCAAGGGACTGCCCATTCATGCCGCGTTCCGGCCTGCCACAACTGCCAGACCTTCGAGCGGATAGCCGAGGCCTTGCCCTTCTGCCAGTGCATCAGGCCCGTTTTTTCGTGCGGGCGTTTGGTGACCTTGCCGGCGGTTGGCGTGGCCGTGTAGCCGACTTTTGAGTCGACGTAGGCATCGCCGCGGGCCTCGATGATTTCCATCGTGTCGCCCTCGCTGGTGTTGACCACACGATCAACCTCGTCGACGAGGATCAGCCCAGCAGAGTCAGCCGCGAGCTCAGTAGGCGAGCCCGCCCATGCAAACCGGAGCTTTGTGCCGGCGAGCCACTTCACAAACGTCGTCGACCGACCGACATCAAGCTTTTTGAGCAGCGACGCGGCGCCGTTAATCATGTCCATGAATTTGGGCACGATCGTACTTTTGAGCAGTGGCGCGGTCGGGGCGACGTACATGATCGGCGTCGGGTCCTCGTCCAGCCGGTGGCCACAGATGTTCTCCATAGTGACCGACTTGCCCATCTGCGTTCCCATCACGAA